TGACGGTTGCCTGAACTCTTACCACCTGGATTTTTTCGTCTGTCGATAATAGTATTATTTGGCATTATATGTCCTTTAGTTAGACTTCTGGACTCGCATATACCATTCTACTAGTCGTTTAACTTGACGTTCTGTGTAACCCTTTTCAGTCATACGTGAAACGAAATCATCGTGCTTCCCTTGGTCGTCTTTTGATTTCTTGCTACCGAATGAGATTACTGGAAGTAGTTCTTCTGTTCCTGCGAACATTTTGTTTTCAATAACTTCTTTCATCTTTTCGTATGCTGTCCAAGGTGGGTTGCTACCTTCGTACTTCGATCTTGCACGTAGAACCCAATTCACTACTTCGTTTCTAAAGTCTTTCGGATTTGCGATACCAGCTGGCTTTTCAATCTTTTCTAGTTCATCATTAAGAATAGAACGGTCAAATAGATTACCAGTGTCCGGATCTTTATAATCAATATTTTGAATCCAATGGTCTGCATAATCAATATAACGGTCAAACAAGTTCTGTCCGTATTCGTTATAGCTTTCTAAGTATGCTTTCTGAATTTCATTGCCGACATCTTCTGCGTACTTCGGAGCAAGATAATCTTTGATATAGCCAATCAAACGTTCTTCTGTTTCTTCTGGGAACTGTTCACGCTTAATAGCATTCTCTAGAACATACATAAGGTGTACAGGATCTGCTGCCACTTCATTGGCATCATGGTTAAATGCTTGAGACAAAATCTTAAATGCGAAACGTGTTGACATACCCGACATACCTTCATCTACGCCTGCTACATCACGATACTCTTGCATAGTCTTTGCTTTGGGATCAACGTCATGTAGGTTCTCACCGTTATATACACGCATCTTTGCAGGAAGATTACTATTGGTGTGTGTCTTTAGACGTGATAAGATAGAGAACTGTGCAAGCATATCTAGTGTATGTGGCGCACAACGACTATCATCAAGACCAGACGATTTAAGCATCTTATCGTAGATAGATGTTTCTTCTGTAACACGTAGGCAGTAAGGGACTTTAACGATGTATACACGATCCAAGAACGCTTCGTTGTTCTTGTTGTTTCTGAATGCTTCCCATTCGCTTTCGTTAGAGTGTGCAACTACCACGCCGTTAAATGGGATTGCCGAGATACCCTCAGTACCCATATAGTTACCTTCTTGTGTTGCTGTCAGTAGTGGGTGCAGAACTTTAATTGGAGCTTTAAACATCTCCACGAATTCCATCATACCTTGGTTACCACGACATAGACCACCTGAGAACGCATATGAGTCTGGGTCATTTTGTGAGAAGTATTCCAGTTTACGAATATCGGTCTTACCTACTAGTGATGAAATGTCTTGGTTGTTATCGTCACCTGGTTCTGTTTTCATAATACCGATTTGTTTCAGTTTAGATGGATACATTTTTACAACTGAGAATTTTGAGATGTCGCCTTCAAATTCATCTAACCTCTTAACTGCCCACGGCGAAAGAAGACCAGACAAGTAACGCTTTGGGATGCCATATTCGCTTTCCATGTCATCGCCAAATTCTTTTGGGTCAAATAGTCCCAATGGTGTCTCAAATACTGGTGAAACTTCATCACCAGCTTTTAGGACGTACATTGGATGTTGTTCCATTAACTCTTTTAGTCGTTCTGCAAGAGAAGACTTACCGCCACCAACTGGGCCAAGAAGATAAAGAACTTGCTTTCTTTCTTCAAGTCCCTGTGCTGAATGTCGGAAGTATGCTACTAGACGTTCTACTGCTTCTTCCATTCCAAAGAAATCTTTAAACGCTGGATATACTTTAATTGTTCTGTTTAGGAAGATACGACTTAGACGTTGGTCTGCACTTGTATCTACTGTTTCTGGCTCGCCGATTGCATCAAGCATTCTTTCTGGAGCAGTTGCATATGCTAGTTTATCTTTTTTGCACAACTTCAGATAGTCTTCTAATGACATTTCATCTTGTTGCCTACTAGCATATACTTTACTGAATTTTTTTAATACGCCCATATTAATTACTGTCCTCTTTTATTATATTCATGTATAACTATACTTATCATTTACGTTGAAGTGAAAATATTACCAACACTGCCACTAAATGTGAAGTGACCGATATGGTCTAAATTAATGCATGGATCTAACCATACCTCGCCGCCTATAGCTTGCCATCTACGACAAAATGCATAATCTTCTGATAGATAACGTTTTGTATCCGGTTCGTGCATACAATCAAAGAATAGATATGTCCATTTAGCAAATTCTTCATCTAACAGCAAATCATTATTGAAGTATAACTCAGGATATGCCGCAATCATTTTCATAATGACTTCACGTTTGATTAGCATGAACCCTGTTGCTGCATCTTTTAGTTTTACAAGACCATCTTCTGTACGGATTGTTCCTTGTTCAGACTTATCAAAGTTCCATTCAAAATTAAGCGCATAGTTCGATGCAAGACGTTGTAGGTCATTCGCGGTAACAGAATCATTATTAGATGCTGCTCTTGTCATCTTATCCCAATTCAAATCTTTCTTTGGATAGGCACCAGCAATAATATCTTTATCATGTTGCAACATATGAAGAATGTCAACTGGATCAAAGTTAATATCAGCATCGATAAACATTAGATGTGTTGCTTGTGGGTTAGCCATCATGTAAGCAACCATGTGACAACGTGCCCGTGAGATAAGAGACTCGTTTGCACTTGTTGTTACTGAATAGGGAATTTCATGCTTCGTATAAAGCATGTGTGCTTTAGACCATGAACGGAAGAATGGTTCTGTTACTTGCCCACCGTAGCATGGTGTACAATAATGCACGTGTGTTTTTTTAATAAATTCTAAGTCGATGTCTTTACGGTGTTTCCGAAGACTTTCAATTATATCGCTCAACTGTGTGTCCACTTCTTGTTACTTAGATTCATAATACTATAATTACTTACCCAAGTCAAGGATTTATTTTGAAGATTTTTGGTCTGCTATCCATTTTTTAGCTCTGCGGTCGCTTGGTGCAGACATTAAGAATTTATCAATAGCTCTATCAACTTCTAAGAAGTTTGCTTTACGATCCGGATCTTCAAGTCCGCCGCTGTTATCTACAATATGAAAATTACCGGCGCCGAATAGCTGTTGAAACTTCATAAGATTTTGTTGAACTGCTTGCCACATCTTAGTTACTTGCTCTTTAGGAAGACTTCTAGCTCTTTGCACATTGCGCTCCTGTGCTACATCTTCACTTGTGTTGACGAATAGCATCATAGTTTCATAACCCAATGATTTTAGTTGTTCATTTGCCTTTTGCACCTTTGCTACGTCTTTGCCGGTACCATCAATAACAAGCCCTAGACGACCTTCAATGTGTGATGCTTCTTTATTCTTTGTAATCTGTTTTGCACGATTACGAATTTCTTGCCCTTCATCCGAATAGATATCGTCAGGGGTTAATTCTTTGCCTGCCTTTGTCATCATATATTCATAAATATCATCTGAATTTACTGTACGTAGTCCTGTACCACTTAGCATCTTATTAGAAACAAAAGATTTGCCACTACCTGGACCACCAGCTAGAAATACTGCTTTAAAAATATGAGGGTCATTCACCCCTTCTTCTACTGGCTTGATGATTTCATTAACGTACATTTATATTTACTCCAAGAATTTATTATATGTATTTATCTTGGAGCGTTATAAATTATTTGAGACCTAATTGAATTCCATCTACTCTCTACTGTACTAGTGTCTCGTTTTGCACGTTCTACTAATGTCGCGGTCCGAGTTGAATAGATGTTGTTATACTTCGTTAATGCCTCTTGTTCTTCAAAATTATCACGCTTACCAGTTTCACTTGTATATGATAAGTTACTTTGTGCTGTAGTTACATGTGATTTAATCTTACTAGATGTTTTAGACGCATCACTTGCAATAGATTTTGCTTCAACTTTAAGTGCAGAATTTGGGAAGTATGCGCCGCCGTCAAGTGCTGATTTAATATCATTACGTATTCTATCTGACTTAGTTCGTGTTAGCATTAAGTCATTTAGGAATCTAGACTTCCAAGTAACAAATGCATTCGATTCGAATTCTCTCGTAGCATTTGATGTTGATATTTCTTTATCACTTGTGTTACTAGTTGATCCAGTCTCAGGCAGCTTAGAAACTATACTGCCACCACCGGAAGTAGGGTTAGTTACAAATGCATCATCTGTTCCGAATATACTTGCAAAACTTTCTTCTATATCATGTAAGTATGAATCGAAAGGTGAATATAGTTTTGCACTTGCTATCATAGGAGACTGTGGTACACCAGGGGCTACTGATGCCGCTTCTCTAGCAGATTGTATAGCAGTATTAACATCATCTGCATTTGCTCTAGGATCTAATTCAGTTGCAATATTAGGAACTACATTAGTTACTGGAGATATCATACTCTGTGCCGCTGATTTAAGTTCAGGAGAACCGGTGTTTAGAAGTACTGCTAGTTTACATGGATCTAACGTTGCAGCCGCTAGTGCAAGTGCCGCTAACTTTGCAGCGATACTGGCTGCCATACTTGTTAAGTTTGCTATTTCACTTGTTATTTGATTGGCTAATGCTGCGATACCATTCATCATTGACTTTGCGACATTTCCGATCTCATTGAATATATCTTTGATACTTTGTGGAATCATGTCTGATATTGCATCAACAATTGCAGAGACCCCACCTGAAATTGCACTGATGATACCTGCTGTAATATCAGTTATTACGCCAATCACTGGACCTAATAACTCTATAATTTTATCTAGTCCAGCATCCATAAAGTCCATTAAACCATCAAATGCACCTGACATAATGCCCATTAGTTCATTGAATAAACTACAACTGTCTGTTTGTTCGCCGAACTGCTGATTCATATCAGCTAATGAACTCGCTTGTTCTAATGTCTGTGGTAGATTAGTAATCTGAGAATTTGTATGATTTTGTAAACTACCATACATAGGTATCGCTGCGCCAGATATCCCTGCTATAAGTATCATATTGCCAAAATCAACACCCAATGCGGATGATAATCCTGCTAGTAACAATGCTGTTTCAGTTGAAGATAATCCTGCATCTGAAAATGCACTTGATAGCGCCACCATTGCTAATGCACTCGGACTTGTTGCAAAATTTGTAAACGCATTTATGCTTGCTGTAGAACGTGCATCATATGGATTAGTGAAATTGTTTGCACTAATCTCACTGCTAAAAACTTGTAGTGCTTGCGTTCTATTATAATGTACCTGCCGTGCTTGCAATTCTGCAAGCTGATCCGGAGTTAAATCTGTAGAACTTATACCATCATAATATTCAACAGGAGTATTAGTTCCTGTAAATGTTACAGCGCCGCCGCCATTGTTAACCCATTCTTGGTATAATCTTTCAAATTCTGCTTCACTTGACATGTTCTTACCCGTTCACTATCACATTGCCACTACCAGATGCTACTCTAATACCACAAGAAAACGCATCACCTACTCTACCAAGTGGTTTTCCATTAACCAATACATTAGAAGAACCTTGACGTAGTGGTGTAACATGCGGCACACAAGATGGTGGTGAACCTCGCGGAACACCATGTGGGGTATCACTGTCTCCAACTCTGAATGCTTGCAGTCCATTAATGATTACATTGCTTGAGCCGCTGGAACATTTACCCGGACCACATGGTGGGTGATTAGTTGTACTATCTGTTGTTCTAGCAGCGCTTGGCATTATGTGATTAATCCTGATTTTTCTGGGACGACAAGACCAGATGTTGCTGCACGATATGCTTCAGTTGTTTCTTTATTAGTCTGTAAAATAGATACTACTTTATCTAGTCTAAATCCTACTGCGCCCTCACTATCTCCTGTGATAGTAAACGGCTGAAATGTAGCACCTTGTTGACCAAAGGCGATAGTTAATGGTCGTTGTAGTACGATCACATCATCATCTTCGCTTACAAACTTACCAAGAGCTTCTTGTCCGCTCATTAGTGCAATTGTAATAATATCATTTACTTTATATTTGTTTTCTATTAACATATTATCCTCGTTCTGCTATGTTGTATTTATCGTTATTATTAAGTATGTATATTTTACATACCACTGCTTTTAAGAATATCCCACCATTTTGGTGCTACACGTTCAAAACTTATATCTCTATATGGATTAACAAAATTATGAGCTTTGTCTTTATTTTGAATCATCTCTGTAAATTTTAAATTTGTTGTAGGAGCATCTTGTATTCTGTCTGCAATACATTTTAATTTATCTCGGTTATCACTATTATATATTTCATCATCGATAATTGATTGTACATGTTTTAATGCATATTCTTTTGCTTCACCTTTAAGATTTGCAACATCCATCCAATCAGGGCCATAAACAATGTTTGTTGATAACTGTATATACTTAATACCTGAATCTGACATTCTAGCATTTAATGTATTAACAAAGTTCAATAGGGGTCTTATATTGTGTATATTTAAAATACTTACTGTTATCGCAACACCCATTTGAGAAAATAAATTATTTTTATTTCGTCTTTTCATATATTCTACAAAACTGATAGCATTTTTGACTTGTTCACTCCATATTGAACCTGTTCGCACGTATTCACCTAAGTCTTCAGTGCCATCTAAACTAAAATCAACTGTTAGGGATGAGAATTTATCCCATAGTTTTTCTTTGTAATCATCAACTCCTATTGTCCCATTTGTTATGTATTGTATTTTAGGGTCGATATTATTTTCTGCTAACCATTCCAGATATTCATAATGCTGTGGTATTATTAAAGGTTCACCGCCAGTAAATTGAATGTATTCTAAGTCTTTAGATGCTTTTTTAATATGATCCCAAGTAACATCATCATTAATCCAGGAACTAAGTGCAGTCATTTTTTTAATATATTTTTTGTTTATGGCACCTTCATTGATATACGAATCTTCTCTTAATAATTTGTTAGAAACAGGGCCTGAGCATGTTCTACATTCAAGATTGCATTTTGCTCCTAATTTTAATTCTATACTTTTTAATTTAGTTTCTTTGTCAGCCGTAGGAAATTCACTATTTGCCCAAATTCTTCTACTACCTGACCCAGACTTTTCAGTACGGTAACAATCATGGCAACCAGTTGCAGGTATATTTTTTACTGATTGCTTTCTAAGATTTGTCCAATCTTTAGAATTTAATATAGGTTCTAATCCTGCATCTTGTATCCAATGAAATTCTGGAACCTTTTGCCAAGAGAATGTTTCTTTTACTGCATTATGATATGGAGTATTTTTAATTGTATGTTCGCGATCTGCTTTTTTCCAGTCATAATTACAACAAGGTAATACTGCACCTCGACCTGTAATATTCAGGTGTGAAAATGGCATAATACATCTATATTTCTTATCATCATCCATTAGCGTTTCTATCCTTAACTGCATCAATTATTGTGCTTGCGGTATATTTCTTTAGGATATCTAAATCATTTTGCACACGTTCAAATTTATCCACTTTTCCATGTAATCTATTCAGGACATACCCGTCCACATAACAAACCAGATACATATCTCCCAATGATAAATCATGTACTAACCATACTTCCGGATTTAAATCCGGACGAGCATGATACACCGAATAGAAACAACCTACGCCATTTCCACTGTTAGTATAAAATTCTTCTGAAATATATTCCCAAACATCTGGCCATACCTGCGGACGATCATAATCAAACCCATGTCTACTATAATCTAATGATTTCCAAAAATCTATAGCTAATTGTAAATTCTTTTCTGAGAAATCTTCTTTTAGATTTAGTCGTGTTTGGCGCCATTCAAATAACCGAGTAGCTGTATCTTTCATATTACATAGACCAACGTTTAACTGTATAACTTACCTCTGTTGTGAAGTTTTCATTCTGGGTGAAGTTGATTTCTAAATTGTCACCATTGATACTGGCAGAGAATTCGATGTTTGAGAATTCATCAACTTCTGCAATACCGTCACTGTCGTCTTGCCAAATTTCAGTATTATCATCTGTTAACTTAGCTGGAGTTGTTGTAATACCCAATGGATATCCATTAATTACTTTAATTTGTCCAACACGAACATAAGTTACGTTACCATCATATTGTTTTAAAGAATAATCAACAAAGAATGATGTACAGATATCACGATGGTATTTTAAAAATACGCCATTTGTATCTGTAAATGTTTTTCTGAATAGACTCGGACGTAAACCAGTTACTACGTCTAATGAACTTAGGTGTTGATCTGCAAATAGCTGGTTGAATGAGTTTTCAGTAACTACTTCAACTTGTTTTCTTGGACGACCATACTCTGCTACGTTGAATGATGCAGTGTTATTCATTGCAGTAAGCAATGCTTCTACATCTACTACGTGACGGATCACAAGGTCTTCGTCAATTACTAGTCCTGGTTCTGGGTTATCCACACTATCCAACCATGACTGTATTACAGCATGTGCGTTTGCGAATGGATCAAACTGTATCTCATTAATTGCGTCATCAATACCAACAAACAGTTGATTGGTGTCTGTAGTAAACCCCATTTCGCCTGTTTCAAGTGTAGCAGATGTGATTTCATCGCGGAAACCGCGTCTTAATAAAATTTTTACGTTTTCTGTAGACATTATGTAACTCCTAGTCGTTACATGTATTTATCAAAATACTCTTGAACCTTCTGTGCCCACTCTAACGAATACTTCTCAAACTCTGCACCTTCAACTACAAACTCTTGATAATTGCCCAAGTTGTCTGCTTCTGCATCCCAACCAATCATCATAATAACAATTGTTTTGATGTCAGTACCATACAACTCATTGTGGGCTGCAGCATACGCCGCACCTTGCAAGAAGTAATCATCAATCCACTCACGCTTCTTAGGCTTACGAGTAGTTTTGAAATCGACCATTGCAGGTTTACCATTCCATACACCAATACAATCTGCCGTTCCAGCGTAAAGACCTGGGTAGTATAGTGGTACTTCTGTCCCCCAACATTCATCTAGATTGCTGAGTCCTTTGTCAATTACAATGTCTGATAGTTCTTTAGCCATCTGATGAATAAGATTCGATCCTGATGGACGATCTTCTTCTAGAATAAATCGCTCTAAGTGTAGATGCACTTGAGTTCCGATACCAGTAGCGAGACGCATAATACGATCCGCTTCCTCGTTGCCGACACGTCGGCGCCATTCATGTAAGGCTGTTTTATCTTTAAGCGCACTCAATACAGTAGTGACACTCGGTAATGGTTGTCCTCCAGGCGTTTGATAATGACGGGATCCGTTCACATTCACTCGCTCTAGAGGACTATATGTATATGTTTCTTTTAGCATACAAGTAGTATACTATGATTCGTAATGAATTACAAGTTCTTTTTTACAATTTCTATCATATCCGCTTTCTTTTTTCTGCGGTCAAGTGTTAGACCAAGTGCTTCTTCTGCCCATTCATCTAACTCTTTTTTAGTCATTGCTTCAAAATCTGGTGTTTCTACTTTCACATCCTCAACTGGACTTACTTTTACTACATCATTATGCTTAATAATGATTGGGTCTGGACCAGTGTCTACTACAAGTTCGTTTGTAACTTCCACATCTGCTTCACGCAATTTACGCATCGCTTCTTCTTCTGTACGAGCTACCTTTGCCATAAACTCTCTGTGTCGCTTTGCATCAAGAATTTCACGTCTACGTTCCGCTACTTCTGGTGGAAGTTTAGAAAGTGCTAGTTCTTCTGCATTTAACTTGTCACGTTCCGCATGTATTTTTTCGTTCATTTCTTTTTTAGAAATAATTTTTAATTCTTTATCACCTTTAATAATTAATGGCATTATCCAATCCTCTTATCAGTTGCTTTGTTAGCAAGTTTTTTAACTGTTTCTCTATCACTGTTTTCCTCACCTTGAGTTGGGGCTCCGACGAGTGTGATAGCATCTACTGTTACCTTACTAGTATACTTGCTATTGCGCATTAAGTCAACAATTGATTCAGGTGTCACTGTGTGACCCATATCATTTAACTCTCTAGCTAAAATATCCGTACCGATAGTGAAAATTGAATTCGCCTTTAAACGAACTAGATACGCATTAATATCATTAATCAATTGCGCATGTGAATTTGCATCTTCGTTTAAAAGTGTTGAAATTTTCATCTATTATCTCTTTGCACGACCTAATGGTTCATCTTCTGGGCCTGACATTGATTCGTCACCGCCTGAAAGTTCCATATCCATTGAGATATCATCTTCCATATCTGCGCCCATGTCGCCACCAAGTTCTGCACCTGTTGCCGCCATGTCTGATGCTGGTTGCTGACCAGTTAGTACTAGTACTGCATCGTTAACTGCATCTTTAGTTGAACGTGCTTGTCCTAGTAGACTTGCAATTGCTGAGTCTGTAGCTTCTTTGAATGATGCTGATTGTTCTGGACCATGTGAATATGCCATTTCATCTGCAAGTGGGCCTAGTTGGTCATTTTGAATTTTACCTAGCTTTTCGATCATGTCTTGTAGTTCGTCTACAATACCACGAGCCGCCATTGTGATTTCTGCGTCTGCTGCATCTGCTTCAAGTAGAGCATTAAGTTGTGCCATCAGACCTTCTTCTAGCTTTTCTTTTTTCATTTTGTATTCCTTTGGTGCTTCGTAAGTATTGCTATACTTTGTCATTGTGTCAAATTTTGGTGTTTCGCCCTCATTTGCTTTTTCTGCTTTTGCAGCATGTACTGCTTTACGCTGCGCATCTGACTTATACTTACCTTCATTGATTGATTCGTAGTACTCATTTGCCATTTCTTTGCCGTACTTTTTAGCGAATTCTTCTTTTGTCAATGTTTCTGAATCATCAATAATCATATCACTCATGCGACCTTCAACAAATACTTCTACCATGTCATCGCCATTGCGCAATGCGCCTTTTTTAACCTTGACATTTGATTTGCCGTATTCTTTTTCAGCTTCTGCCGCAGACATTGAAGTTTGCTTCCAACGCTTTTCTGCTTCATTTACCTTTTCTTCTTTGGTATCTTTAGCATCATCTTTTTTCTTGCCATTTTTCTTATCTTGATACGCTTGTAATGCTGGCGGCAGTTTACCTTCTGCTACATGCGCCTTAAGTAATGACTTGATTGTTTCTAGCATAAGCATGTTTTCAACGTATGCACGGTTTTGATGATCCGCTCTCATCTCACGTTTCTGTGCTTCTAATGCTACTTTAGCTTCTCTTAGTGATTCTAAATCGCTTTCGACCTCATAGCCGAAGTTAGATTTCATATACTCATTTAGTCGAGTAGAAATCGCTACTGGATCTGTGTTATAAAAAATTGTTTTTTTCATGGTAATGTACCCCAATACATAGTTATATTATGTATTTATCATTTAAGATCATATTTAATTTTTAAGGAAGTATTTACTTGTTGAATGACTCATAAATGGACTTAATTTTTTTCTTTGCTTGATTAGCATCGCCTTTTGCTCTTGAAAAACGTGCTTCTGCAATATCCATCTTATTGGTATCATTTCGCTTCTTTGCTACTTTAAACGAATTCTTATGTACAAGTGCATCTTCATAACTCTGTTCAAAAAGTGCATTTGCTGCCATTACTCTAGTAATTTCTGTTGAGTTTACTTTTTTACCTTCATTCAGATGCTTTGAGATAACAAATGCAGTTTCGTAAATATATAGGCCTTCAAATAGCGTATCGTGTGTACGATTATCACGTATGTCGTAGTATCCATCGTCATTTTTCTCCACTGAGTAAAGTCCGATATCAACGCCAGTTGTTGTTTTCTTTGCTTCATTGATAGTAGTTGCTACTTTCTTTGAAACATTAGTTGATGCATTATGAAAGCCTTTAAGGATATTTTCCATAGCTTTAATATCTGCTGTTTTCACACCAGGTGCAGTATCAATGATGCCATCAGCTTCACGTGCTTGTGCTTCTTGTTGTGCTTGTTGTTTAACCCCACTCTTATCACCGTTAAGTGCTTTCATAAGATTACTCATTGCGTCTACATCTTTTTTTGTTGGTGCTGTCATTTTTGCCTCTTTCTATTATACAGTTCTATAACCACGTAGTGTTGGTACCAACACACCTTTGTGTGTTAGTTTATCAGCTATCAATCCTTCACGGTCTGATAGCTGTGATTCATTAACATATTCATTCTCTGTGAAGAATTTCATGATTAAATCATTTTCTTCTTCTGTGATCATTACATATAGACCACCTAGAACTTCTGTAAGTCTCATAGAAACTCCTTACTTATTAATCTTATTCAAAAGATTTCTAAATTGTGTCGCTGTCCTTGGATCGCTTGCTAATTTTTCAACTGACGATGCTTGTGCCGCCATTGCTTTGCGCTGGATTGGAGATAATGTCTTACCTTGGCCCGCTTTATCTACCGCATCCGCCGCTTGCTGACCTGTTGCGCCACCTAAGTTCTTTTTGCCTAGACGTTGCATAGATTGTGCTTTCTGTGCTGATGGAGCTGATGTTTTGTTTGCTCTCATTTCACTTGGAGATACAGTGCCGCCACCTGAGTATGCTTCTCTCACAAGCCCCAATAATTCTTTAATCGCTTGCTCATCACGGTCACGCAATGAACGCATTAGATTGACATAATCAGGAAAGTCAAGAGATTTCATACGCTCACGCACATCATCCTCTGATGCTCCAGCCATATCAGCGATATTTGCTAGGCGTGTATTGTATGGTGTTGCTGTTTCGTTTAGCATTGCTTTTTCTATGTCTTTTCTTAATGTCATTTTCTCTCTACCTATTTAGTGACTTCAATCTACGTGAAGCTGGGTTCATACGCTTTGTCATCTTTGACTTTCTAGCCATTCTAGAACCCATTTTAGCTTTAGTACGTGCTAACGTGAAACGCTTTTTAATATCTACTGGTTTGAAACACGATGTTGGGTTAGCGACTGTCTTGCCCTTTAGTCTGCCACTTGCACAACGATACTTACGAACAACTGATTTACCTTTTCGGGCATATACCAGCTTTGCTTCGTCTAGTGCTTCTTGTGTTCCAATAATTTCTTCAATGAGCATTAAAACGTTACCTTAAATACAGAAGTTAGTAGTGCGATTAACATAGTACCAAATAAGGTTGACACTGCCCATACTACTACTTTCTTTAGTTCACTGATGTCTTCTTTGATATCAGTATGATTTTTCTCAATCTGTGTTTCGACTCGTGCTATTGACTGGTCGATGTTTTTAAATCTTTCGTGATTTGCAGCAACATGTACATCAAGTTTTTCTGCTTCGACACGTGCTAGTTTAGCTTCTATTTCAGACATTGTAGGGCTCCAATGATTAATTGTTTCTTGTATTTATCATTGTAGCTTGTTTTATTTATCTACGAACAAAAAACCCGACACAATAAATGCATCGGGCTAACATCTCTTGCTTAATGTGTGTCCATATACTGTACGATACTGTAACTATGTACATGTGACCCCAATACCATCAGATGAGTGGGTGCGTACCAAAGAGAATTATTTAATAAATTTATAGTAGTTCTGACATTGCAAATTCAATATTTGCTGGTGATGATAGAGTAACGTTATTGATTGTCACGCCTTCAAAAATTTCTTTAAGAATTGAAACTGTGTCACCATTTCTTTCGAAGACCGCACCGTGTTCAACTGCAAACTTAAAGATAAAGCCTGGACCTGTTAACGTTGGTGCTAGTACGTCTAATGTTACTGCTATAGGGTTATTCATAATGACTGGTTGTGCTACTAGATTGATTAAGTTGCATACGTCATCGAAGTTTTGTTGTGTTTGGTCAGTTACGTCACCTGTCGCTGTAATATCTAAACCTGAAACATATAATGTATAAAAGTTAATATTACCTGACAAATTCTCGCCTGCTGATGCTGCGCCATGTATTCTCGCCATTGTTAATCTCCAATGTTAATTATAGTAGTATTTATCTTCTAGCCAATAAAAAAGACCCAGTAAATTAATACTGAGTCTTTTGTTTTAACCTGGGGGGTTTAAACTTAGTAGTCGAAATCTGCTACTACGTAGTTGCCGCCTAGTGCTGCTTGTAGATCAGCCGCTGACCATGCGCCGTTGTTTTCAACTGCGATACGTGCTGCGCCTGCGCCTAGGATTACTACTGTTGCACGTGTTGATGCTGTTTCAACTACGTCTTTTGCAACGATGCCATCTACGTTTGAGATGTCGAAGTGTACTAGTGAACCTGTTAGGAATTGACCTGCGTCATATGATTCGTGTGCTTTTGCCATTTTATTTCTCCATTAAATGTTTGCGAGACTATGTGTCTCTATACTATTATTTATCTTTTTTGTTCAGTTATTTGTCCCTTGACTGAAACTTTCCGCCAAGTTTTCTACCTGTCTGATATGAGGTTTTACCTAGATATGAACCTAGCTTACCTGCACCATAGATTGCGCCTACTGCCGCAGCCGCTTTGACAATTGGCTTATCCCAAATCTTTTTCTTTTTATCTTTCTTATCATCAATAATGAAGTTGCCGCGCTTCTGAAACTTTAGAAGTGCTGGTGTAAGTTCACTGCGCATTGCTGATGAACGCATATACTGTGCCATACGTGTTACTACTAGCGCACGTTGATTTTGATTTAGATTATCCCAATCACCTACCAGTCTGCGCATAGACTTTAACATACCATCTTGTACGTTCAACTGTCTTTCTAAACGCATTAGCATAGATTTCTCGAAACTAGCATTAGATTTGTTTGTACCGATATGATTTAGATAGCGCATTACATCTGCTTTCTTAACACTGATACGAGACATAGCAACTTTATCTTTATCGCTAGAATAGTCTTGGTCTTTGCCCATAAGTCTATTAAGAGCAATATATAAGTCTGTGCCGCTTGTTCTAAAGTAATCAAAACTCTTGAATGCTCCTGTACGACTAGCATATTCACTAGCTAGTGGTGCAAAGTCGTAATCTTTGTTGAATACGTTTAGCATCATTAACTGTACGAAAGCTAGATTTGCCGCATCATCTATATTGACACTGCTTGCAATCTTCTTGTTTCTAAACAAACGACTTTCAGTAAGTTCATGTATGAGTTGTAGCTTACTATCATTATTTTCTTCGAATGTGTGACCACCTTCAATCTGTGCCCACTCATTTGCTGTATATTTTTTCTTACTCATCGTTCATCTCTTTAAATCTATCAGCAAGTTCTTTAATCTTATCACTTGCATATGTTTTACAGCATCTAGGAATAAATGAGTGTAAAGTAATTGCAATCACTGCAATTTGAAGTTCTAGTGCGATGCCCATTGCAAATTGTGCATGTTGTAGTGGACCCATCTGTGCTTCTTTTAAGTGTGCTTTGCATTCTTTACTAAACATATTATCTTTCCTTACTCATATTTGCAGCACTGAAACCACTGCGATTTACTAATTTACTGTCACCTTGACCAATAACATAGCCCTCGCCGCCGCGTTCTCCAGCTGTATACGCTTCTACATCTGCTTCTGCTGAGTCTAACTGTCCGATAATATCATTTTTTACAGCCATTAAACTTGTGATAACTGTGAATAGTGCTTTCATTCCGTCTGCATTATTGTTAACATGATTTGCCATACGTTCACGCATTGACTCTGACATTTTTTCATTCGCTAACCACTGACCCCAATCACTTACTAGATTGTCTAGCTTACGTGCTTTTGTCATGTTGTTAACGTACTTGTATAGTGCTTGCTTGAACGAACCTAGCTTATTAGATTTTAAGAATTCATCTTCTAGTAGGGAATCAATCTTTGATGCATTTTGTCTTGCAAATGCTGTTACTTTGTCTAAGTTGTCTGCTTCTACTTTAGGCGCTTGTGTGACTGTTACAGGCGGCATGATAAGCAATCTACCAGCGTTTAGTTCTGATGCATCTACTTTAGATTTAGAACCGTCTAGTTCAATCTTAGCATGTAGTACTACACCTGACTGACTTTGCGAAATCTGTTTACCAATGTCACTCTTTTGTTTAACACGATATGTAACAATGTTTGGAGTAAACTCATAATGACCATCATCAACACCTGGTGTTGTAAAGTATAGTAGATCACCGTGTACATAGCCTCTAAATTTCTCTGGCGTAGCTTGCTCATAGATGTCCCAAATGTTTGTCATCTTTTTAACAAATGCTTTTCTATTAGCATCTGGAGCCTCTTTGCCTCTACGCAAGAACATAGATGACATTTCTTCTTTGCTTGTAACTTTCCCATCGTAGCCCTTTGCACCGAAACCTGATTTATCAGTTAGTACAAACTCTCCATTTTCATTACGACCAAAGATAACTGCTGGAGAACCATCCCATTTAACTGTGATATTATCCGGTGATGTTTCTAAGTCTTTCAATGTTTTGATTGCTTTTCCAATACCCTGAGTACCGTGCCAGATAGCAAAATCTTCTACGTGTTGAATACGTGCATCTTCTCTTAGCGGTGCTTTAACTTCTACGCTTTCGCCTAGTTCGGTTGGTACACCTGCACCTTGAATACTTGGATTTGATTTGAAGTCTTTGAAAATCTTTTGTGCTAGTTCTTCTGGATAGTTTTTCTTAACTGCCGCATACAATGATTCAAAACTGTACAAATCATCTGCGCTATCTAGCTTTAAGATTTTTGCCCAATCTTTTGGATCCTTAAATGGGCCTTTGATTGTTTCATTCTTATTTGCTTTAGTATGACCTATTCCACTTTTCTTTTCAACTGGTCTGCGAATTACACGCACCATACCGTCAGTAGGAGAGAACATCCAACGTTCCATCTCTAGTGGTCTGCCGTCACTTGTAGTTTCTTTACTTGCCTTTACATCAATTGCGCCTGCAATTGAAGCAATCATAATATTACGATGAATGCCTTTATAGTTACTACTTCTACCGTCTTGACTCATTTCTTTTGAGTGAGGGGAGTGGTAGTAGTTCTTCATAAAGTCTACATCACCAGGCATGAAGTCTACTTGTACTTTACCGGTACGTGTCTTGCCATCTAGTTGCTTATCTGGATCATAGTTAACAATATCAACTACGGTCATAAACACACTTGACTTTTTGATTTCTTGAATGCTTGGTGCTGCTTCTAGTCTTTCAGCAAAGTCTGCAATCTGATCTTTATCTAGCTTAACTGCAATATCAATATCGCCACTGAACTCTTTCTTACCAACAGAACCTAGTGCATTCTTAATTAGTGGAATACCCAATTCTTTTTCTAGCTTCAATAATGTAGGTTTAATTTCACTGTGATGAATAATACCCACACCTGGCATTGCGCCGCCTTCACTGATAGTTGTGCTATCCAGTAAACTAGCCATACGCTTGTGAAAGCCTTTTTGCTTTAAACGAGGTTTACGTGGACCTCTAAATCTACGTTCAATACCTTGACTTAAAATAATCTCACTAATCTTCATAATTGTCTCTTTCCGAATGGGCTTTCTCCAGTCAACTGAGGACGAGAAAACCATAATTTAAACCATTCAGGAGTGCCGGGCTGAATATCATTCTTACGTTGATATTCGCCTTTTTCCGTACCAGTATGAGAGATATTCTCCTGATGTTGTGACACATCATAAGGTTTATATATCCCAGCAAGAACTTTTAATTGTTTTAGTTGTGTTTCTAAATCCACTTACTTCTTCTTTGCACTAGTCATGCCTCTCTTAAACTTACGAGGGTCTTTGGCACGGATACTGTTGACTAAACGCTTAGTCAAGTCACTGGCAACATCTTCGTCAAAAGTACGTTCAATGTACTCCATAAGATTAATTGCGCCGACAATAATGTGTTCACCCTTTTGTTCAACAAGGCGTTCTTTTTCTAGTGAAAGAGAATTAAGTTCTTCGAACAGGCTTTTGCGCTTAGTCATGATAAAATCTCCGTTATAGTGTATTTATCAAGTTTCGTCAAAAGCGGAACGAGACTTAGTTTTGAGCATTGCTCTAAGAGATGATGCGGCTTGGCCTTTATCCATTACTGGAGTATCATCTTCTTCTTTAGTTACAGTTGTCTTTTTGCGTAGTTGATCCACTACACTTGACGTACCTGAACTAGTAATATTGTTGTCTGAATTTTCACTTGTATCATCTGAGATACGCAAACTATCTCTATCGAATACGAGATTTACCTTACTACCTACACCACTAGATGAACGAGTTTTTAGAAGCTGTAGTTGATACTGTCCACGTTCACGCATAGCGTTAGATGTAAAGATACCAATCACGTTATCTGCTGTTTGAATTTTAGAGATACCACCAGCGATGTGCGAGTGATCAAATTCAATTTCTTCAACTGCACTACGGTTCAACTGTGATGCTGTTACTAACACAGAACCAGTCTCCATAGCGAAGTTACGCATTTCTTCTGTTACGTATTTGTCTTTAGTATAAGTATCACCTGCTTGTACTTTCATAGTCGCAGGAGTAAGAAGGTCGAGATAGTCAACGCACAAACAATCGACCTTCTTACCTGTCTGGATTTGTAACTCTTTCAGATATGACCTAATGTCATTAACGCTTGACCCTGATGGGAGATATTTGATTCTAAGCTGTCCGGACTGTTTACCTTTTGCTTTGACCATCAGTTCCACTTCGTCCAAACTTTTAAAGATGCCTTTTGTACTTCTGTCCGTCTGCATTGCATACATACGCATCGATGAAAGCGATTCCGAAAGTTCCAGAGTGATGTAGACACAATTAAGACCAGCCTCTGCCCAATTCAGGCTCATATTTTGCATGAATAGAGATTTGCCTGCGCCAGAGCCTCCTGCAAAAATCGTGATCTCCCCACGATTAATGCCACCATATAGCTTATCATCAAGGGCTTTCCAGCCTGTAGTCATTTGACCGTTATCGTTTTTCAGTCCTTCCAATACACCTCTAGGGTCAGCAAAATAATCTGTACCCAATGAACGTGCCAGTCCGGTTTGAACTGCTTCCTTGATTCTAAGTTCTACTTCACCGTATTTGCCAGTCTCCAACAAATCAGCACTATCGATAATAGCCTTCTCAATAGCCTTATGTCGGCAGAATGTTTCAAATTCATCAACAAACCATTCGATATGCTGGTCGATGTTATCCAGTTTCTCTACAGTCACTCCCGTTTCTGCCTTAACCATTTCAAGACTTGGGATAGATGAATATTCATCACTGTGTGCGATTAACTGCTTTACCACAGGACGGACGCTGCGGTCAAAGTATTCAGGCTTAATGATACTCCGAACTCTTGAATAAAGTTCTGGATCACTAAACATGAACTGTACGAACAGTTGTTGTAAATCGGGGCTATAATTTTTTACTTCTGACATTCTCTCACTATATCAAAAAATGGTTACATTGTCAAGCTATTTCTTAATAGCAAATCGGTCTGCGGGTCTATAGAAAATCTTTTGATTATGGAATCGTCCAAGAAGTTCACGCAATTCGGACACTTCTTTTGCTAATTCGGCATCATAGTTTTCCATTAGTTTCATAGAACGCCTGGATACTTTGGCATTTAATGCGTTCTCAATAATTTCTAAGTCTCTGACAGATAATTTAAAGTTCTCATTAGGTTTTACCATAACCCTAATCCTCTTCCATTGTGCTTTTTAATGTAGCCAAGACGTTTTCAAGTTTGATCAACATATCAGTACGTACACAAACTATTTGAACTGGTCGATGCACTCTACCTTCGTCAGTTTCTTCAGTAGCGTCAAGAAGACTAAACAACTCCTTGACTGCTACATCATATTGGTCACATTTACTTTTTAGACTCATGATATCATCCAGCCTGTATCCTCTGGCATCCTTACAGTTCTTGCCCAAACTTTAAGCCACTTGCGTTGTCCGCTCATTAGTAAGTCTCAATAATGTGATCTGCGATTCCATGCTTCAGTGTTTCCTCTGGGTTCAACCAACAGTCACTTTCTGGAAGTAACCATTTGCGAATATATGCTTCGTTCTTACCAGTACATTTCTTGTAATGATCCATCATGCGTTCGGTTGATAGTTCGAACTCTTTTACGATAGACATTAGTTCGTGTTCTTTACCACGTGATCCCCAAGAGTACTGGTGTGACATTACACTTGTATTTTGTGTGATATAACGATGTCCTTTTTCGCCTGCCATCATTAGAAGCACACCACATGATGCAATCATTCCCATACCGTATGTGTATACTGGAATAGAACTTTGTTTAATTACGTCAATTAGATGGAACGCACTGTTAACTGCGCCGCCCGGTGAATTAATATATAGATGAATTACTTCTGGGCGAGTATCTTCTGGCATCATATTGTATTCCATAATCATTTTGACTAGTGGCATACAGTTCTCTTGATTGAACTCTTTGTCCATGAATAGAACGCCTGCATCGTACAGTAGTTCACCTGGTTTCTTTGGTTGTGCCGGTGGTTGTGGCATAGGCATCGGTGGCGCGGTTGGCGCTACCTTAGGTGTCGGGATTACTTTTGTCGTTTCCGCTGGTTTTTTAGCCGGAGCTTTTTTCGTTACTTTCTTCTTAGGTGCTTTAGCCATTTTATTTCCTTATCCTAAACGCATCTTTACGTTAATCTTTGTACTATTACTTATACTACCGTCGATAATACTTTTTAGAGTGTACAGTTTACCATATCTCTGTATAGCATCTCCCGCATCTTTTAAATCATCTTCCCATCTTGGGAAAGATACACTCCATCCATTTTCGATAGCTTGTTTAATTAATTTCTCACCTGCTTTATCTCTGTCAGGACAGACAATCACTTCACCTTTGAATTGATTGATATAATCTATTTGTGTGTCGCTTGCTTCATTACTCATAATCGCTACTGCATCTAAACATGCCGCATCAATTGTCCCTTCTGTTACTATCAAGTACTTTCTATTTCGTTTGATAGCATCTATATTATAGAGAAAGTCTTTGGGTGTCTTACTCATATACTTAGCTTCGTTCTTACCAGTAAAGTCTCTGCCACTATATCCAACTATCCTATCTCCTTGCAAGAAAGGAAATATAACACGCTGTCTGAATACAGGATGCGGAGACCAATATGTATCTACAAAATCGTATATGCCTCTATCTAATAGATATTTAGCGGCTGATATAGCACGTTCATCTGGGCTGTCACTGCGTAGTATATCTTCTAGCAATTCAGAACCTTCTGGAAGTTCGCATTCTTTGAATGATGGTATACGTGTTACTTGTGTTTTGCTAATGAATAGTGTTGGGCCGTCTGCTAATTCTTTTTGTCTAATAGCGTCAAGTTGTAATCGTTTGATATCGCTTTCTGGCATACCAAGATTACGCAATAGTACTAGCATCTTCTTATTAAGGACCCTACCGGACTTGTGTGACGCTGTAAACCCACAGTTAAAGCAATGATACGATACACTCTCATTGTCGCTTCTGATACCGCCACGTTGACGTGTATCATTACGTGCTTCACCATTGTCTACACAGCATGGACAATTAAAAGACAACCAACCGCCGGATGATTGTCTTCGCTGATGTGGAAGGTGTGAATATATTGCTTGTTGTAATTCCATAACTATACTATAGCAGATTGTACCTTGCTTGTCAATGCATTATATAAGTCTTCTTGTGTATAGTCAAGTTCCATTTCTTGCAAAACATCATCTGTCAGATAGTTATAAAGCTGGGTAGCTTTTGTATGTGTATTCGAATTCTTAATATTGTCTCCAAGTAAGGTTGATTTAACGCTGTGCATAGCTTTGTCCAACGGAACAATAAACTCGTCTCCATAATCTTTATTACCTAGAATGTGGTCACAATCAAATACACAACGCAATCCTCGTGCTGTATTATATGCTAGTTCTAAATCACCAGAATCAATCTGTTCTTGTAACGCAGGATAAAATACAGTATAAAGCCATTCCTTTGTATATCTAGGCCATATTTTGATGTTCGCATTCATAGCATTCAACAATATCGAACTTCTATCCCAAAGTTCATAGTACTTTTTTAGTTTACCCCATTGTGTAGGTTTCGCCACTGCAAACACTTCTTCGTGGATTTCACATAATGAACGGTAGAGTTTATCACCCGTGTTGACATCCATTTCACCAGGAACAACCTTAGGTCTATGAGAGCATCCGGGGAAGCAACATGTTACTCCCCCATTGATGTGTGATGTAAGACTACCATTAGATTCATAGAGAACCTTATCATCTGCTACTGTATATGAAGTGTTTAGTTTCATTTTATGCTACCGCTTCAAGTTGTGCTAAACGCTGTAGTAGTTCTTCTTTTTCTTTTGCAACAGCCTCTTGCTTTTTAACTTTGTCTACACCCTGAGGATTGACAAGTTTTGCAAGTTGTTGAATGGAAGAGATTGATTTTTTACCATCTTTAAAGAAATAAGACTTATTCTTATCGCCTGTATAAAAGACAAGATTCTCTAGAGTATGCGCTGATACTTGATTGTCATTGTCTACTACTGTATATGTGCGCAATGCCTTAACGTTGATTTGACCGTTTGAGCTAAACAGATTATCCCAAGCCTGTGTGCCAAAACATGCAGAATGCAATTCTAGTAGTACGCGCGCCGCATATTCAAACTTCTTACCATCATCGTGCTTGACGCCTTCTTGCAATTCACGATTAACATCAACCATGTTACCAAGAACTTGAAACGCGCCCGGCTTGGCATAGAAGCTGACAACCTGTTCAAACTCTTCTACTAGTGCTTTGAATTCTGCGGAGTTATGGTCAAACTTGAAGCCCATTGCTTTGTAGTCCCGCACTGCTGTTTGAAATACATTGTTCCAGACCATCAGATCCATATCATTGAAGCCTACAACTTCGCCTCGTACAACTGACATACGACTTGCCATATACATACATGCATCTCCCCATCCCGGAGTGAAGTTCATGCCATTGTTCATCATTGTAGTCAGCAACTTTTCAAAGTCACCAGAAAACCCACCAAGTGAATCATTTGACAGGCCCGTTGTAGCACCTACGTTTACCATCATGTTCTTAACTACATCACCGATTGCACGTTCATAAGAACCTTCTTGCATCTTGGTCAAGTGAACATTGTTGATATTGTTCGGGATCTCTGCCTTTTCGCCTTTGTTATTCTTACGAAAGATTTCAATTACTCGGCGACGGACAGCATCTTTATCATCACATTGCAAAGGACATGTACCATCATGGTCAAGATAGACTTGAACAAATACAGGATTATCTTGTAGCATACGTTCAATCATATCTGTTGACCGAGTAAAGTCTGCATCTTTTTTCAATACACCCTTTTCATCATCGAAGAATGTGTTAACCCAACTTTGAATAACTTCTGGCATCGTATTGATAACGGTTCCGTTACCACCATCAGCAATTACATACGCTTTGCCTTCTGCGTCTACGACTGACGAGTCGATAGCAAGTCCGATAGCAGGTTGTACCATCTTAGGATCATAGTTTAAGAAGTGTTCTACTTGTTCATCTGGGTTAGCTAGGCGTTGTCCTGGAGCGTCCCATGCGTTCTCACGCATCGGTTCTAACCAATAGCAGTCTAGTACATTTGCGATTGCAAAGCCGCCACATTTCGTCACACCTTCATTTTCTGCAATGCGTCCTTTTTCAACCATTAGTTTTCGTGACATCGAAAGTACATCTTTGGAACTCTCATACATTTTCATAAGTGCTTGCGGTTGATACTTTGCAAGATTAAAAAGCAAGACAGATACACAAGTAGCAGTGTTCGGAGATTCATTTTGAGAAATGAAACCAAGTGGGTTCATCGGCAATGCTTTTTGAATTTTGTTGCGTCTGTTCATACCAGACCTGATTAGTTTTTCTTGTTGTGGGGTCATCATATGACTATTCCTCTTCTCTGATTACTTAATTAATATAACATGATTCGCAGATTTGTCAAGTTTTTTTATGCAACATCAAAAAAGCGCAATTCAAATTCGTTTACGGTTAGTGTTTTACGTGCTTGCAACACAGTCTCACGTGAGTACTTTGCTACAAGTTCGTTGATATCGTACTTGTTAAACAGTTCAGGAAACACTGAATCTGCTGTGCGTTCATCTGTCAGCACTTGGTACATCTTCTTGTAACGCTTGAACATGCGCTTGACAGACGAAGATTCGTGAAAACCTCCTGACATTGAGAGGTTTACGTTAGCGAGAGTGTAAGAAGATGCTACTAGTTTTGTCATTTCAGATGCTTTAACTGCTTCTGCTTCTTCTTGTACATCGGTATCAACAGCAATCACTTCTTGCGTCAACTCACTATAGTTATCAGTGATGAATGAAGTCAGAGTGTTGTTCTCATGACGCTTCTGTGTTGACAGGTACTTTGTTTTCAAGTACTCAAGTTCATTCAAAGACATTGACTTCTTGTTCGTGCGAACATAAGCAGTTTTTGTCTTTTCATTTTTCAAGATCATTACGTTATACATGATAGTACCTCTCTCTGATTACTTAATTAATATAGCATGATTCGCTGATTTGTCAAGCTATCTTTTTTAATTTTTCTAAGACTTCCCACATTTCTACCAATACAGGATGAGTTTTTCCTTCGAGACCTGGCATGTTATCGTAAACCAAGTCATGTACTTCGCCCAACTTTTC